AAAGTTTTTTTGTATTTCTTATGCAATTTATGCTTTCTTTTATCTCTAAATATTTTCATCCCCTCCAGAACTATCATTGCGATTGTTTCTATGGGAATCCCAACGGGTAATGACATAATTAAAACCTTTTTTAAATTGATTCAGTAGATATTTCAGGCCAGTAAACGCCGCGGGTAATAGGGATAGGATACGGAGGATATTCCATACCCTTCCCCACACGGCCTAAGCCTTTTTTGCTTTGAGCGCCTCAACGACAGCAAAGCCAAGACCAACGCACGAACTTACTAGTTGCTGCACTTCAAGCCAGTCAAGATCTTTTAATTCTTTGACAGCTACGTCAGCGCCAACAACCGCCTCTTTTAATGGCTCAACATTTTTTAATAGTACCGCAACGTCATTAACGTCCAGTCCATCCTTTGAAGCGTTAATCACATCTACCGCCAATGTCTGGACAGCGCTAACAACTTCTAATGTTTCCTTTAGGCCTAGTTTCTCACTTTCTTCTGGCATAATTCCTCCCTTGGAATGTTAAATATTTTGAAGCTTACCAGGGCGGCATTGCATGTGGAAATGCTCAGCTCCCCCTTTTACTGAATGTAAGATTATAGCGCGGGCTTTCCCGTCGCTTTTGGATCTAGCGGCGGTGCCTTTGAATTTCTTATTTATTAAATGAACTATTCGTTGCTTGTGAAAATCTGACCACCCCCTAGACCTAGCGTCTACCCCACGGCCTTCTGAGTGGGTTTTGCTAATCCTTCCAAGGGCATGACCTGTAATGCTCGTAAAAACGCAAGGAAGCTTGTGAGCATCACAATAACCAATAAAAAATCCAATGATGGGATACATAAAAGGGTGAAGGCTCAAAATTTCCTCGGCTTTTACTCCATCTTTTAGTTCGGCAGGCATGATGGGATTATAAACGCAAAAGCCAAATGGGGGCAAACTATTGCACTGTGTAACTAGTTGATAATTTGAACACGTTGAAAAATTCATAGAAATAAGCGAAGATTAAATAGCTAATATGCAAAAAAATCGCCAAGGATTCAAATATGCCCACCACAGTTTCAGGTTATGACAACTCCATGAAAAGGAAGAAAAACCGAAAAATGGTTAGTGATGCCCTAAAAAAGAAGATGAAAGAGGAAAAATTTGAATCAGATTTCGCAATTAAGGGACCAAAATCAGAGCCCAAGCGAGAGCCAATGACTCCGGCCATGCGTCCAAGCATGGTAGATAAACCGGAATTTCCTCAAGATATGTCACAAGAACAGCGGCGCAGGAAAACATTGAAATTTTTTAAGCGTAAATTTGAGCAGGACAAAACACCTGAGAATAGAAAAGCTCTACAAGAAGCTTTGAAATCATATAAAATGTTAAAAAGTAGAAAAAAATAGTCTAACCAATTAGTGAAGATGGGCAGGCGATGAGTGAAGAAACGCCGACAAATTTTGTCGAAAAGTGGCAGGGTGAACCGAAATTTATAAAAGGTGGAAGGGGCAAACCTTTCAAAGTCACTCCGCACGACCTAAAGTTAATCAGATTCATGTACAAGCAGGGATTCACCGATAGGGAGATTGCCAAAGAGCTGGAAATTCACCAGACTTCATTGAAGCGTTTCGTAATGGCGCATGATGAACTTCGGGAAGAGATTAGAGTTTGGAAGCAGGCGGCGACCGACCGAGTGGAAGCAGCTGTATATAAGAGCGCATTGGGATTTCATGAAGTTGAGCAAAAGCCAATGGTGGTGAAGGTTGATAAATTCCAAGAAGAAATTCAAATTGTTGAATATGAGAGATACCACCCCCCTAACGTAAACGCCGGAAGATTCTGGCTGAAAAATAAGCGTGGGAAAGATTGGAAAGACACCAAGACAATTGAAGTCGGCAAGATTGAAAAAATGAGTGACCAAGATCTGGAAGCGGAAGCAAAAAAATTCTTACTAGAGGAAGCGAATGAAGAAATGGATCATTAGAAAAATGCAAACAGATGACATTGAGTTTGTCACCTCTACCTGGCTAAACCATTATAGGCATTCTAAATTTGCTGAATTCATAGGCGATAAAGTCTACTTTTCAAACCATAATAATTTAATTTTAAGCTGCTTAAACAATTGCCAATGTATCCTTGCGGTTGACCCAGAGGTTCCAACCTTGATCCTGGGGTATGCAGTCTTTCAAATATTTCCAGATGATGAAACAAGACCGGATATATTACACTGGATTTACACAAAAAATATATTTAGAGACAGTGGCGTTGCTGGTTCCTTGATTGATGAAATGAGAGAGCGCAACCAAGGCAAGAAAATTATTGTCACCACCCATTACTGCAAAAGGAAAAGCCTTAATCAGTTAATGGCAGTGTTATCAGATTATGAAAACGTATTTTTTAACCCGTATATATTTTTAACAGCAGATTTCTAGGAGAAACCATGCAAACAACACAAAGAACACCTGGCAATGCCAAGCCAAAAGGAATTGTGCAGATTGACGACGTAGCAGAACAGCAACGGCTTCAACAGGAAAAAGACCAAAGAATGAAAGCCTTGAAAGAAAAGCTAGGCAATAACGAAGAAGCTCCAAACCCAAAAGTTGGCGGAATGGTCGGGGAAGAAGCCACGGACGCAATGAAGCTAATGCCAAAGCAAGGCGTGGCAAAAGTTGGTGCCCATGGTGGACGATACAAGGGTGGACTGCGAGAGCCAGCGAAAAGCCCAGAAATCAAACATAAATGTATTTTGCTAGATGAAGTAATGTTTAACGAAGCTATTCAAATTCACTCTAGAAGCGTGAACACCATTAGTCGGGAATCTCTAGTTTTAAATGATCTTAAAATAGAATTTTTCCCAGTCATTGGCATGATTCGTCTTTCTGAACCACATTGGGCCTATGATTATTATCATGGTCTTTCAAACGTAAAACACATGAAGGCGTATAAGCCGGACGTTGATAAAACCAACGATCAGAAAATAAGACTGGATGGGTGAGGAATATAAAAGGGCAATCTTAGAGGAATATTACCGCCGACAATTAGACAAACATAATATGTCGGATAGGTTCGGAAAATTAAGATGCCCACACTTCACCAAGCAAAATGAAGTCTTAGATGCTCGTCAGCACCGATATAAGGCCATAAATTGCACCAGGAGAAGCGGCAAGTCTCAAGGAGAGGTAATAGACCACCTTGAGATTATGTCGGAATTTCCTGGGAGCCGTAATTTATATATGGGGCTAACCCTGGATTCTGTCAGGGAGATCACCTGGGATATTTGGCAGGGGCTTAGCGATAAATACGAGCTAGGGTTAAAAACCCTGGATAAAAAAATTGTGATAGCTCCTAACGGCTCTAAATGCCGCTTATTTGGCGTTGATTCCGGCGAGCGGGAAATGCGCAAGGTTCTAGGTCAAAAGATCCGTAAAGTCTCAATAGACGAGGCAGGATCGATCACAATCAACATGGCCAGGCTTTGCTATCAAATGATTGGCCCTGCACTGATTGACCTGCGCCCCAATACCTGGCTTTCCCTTCTTGGCACATGTGAAAATATACCAAATACATTTTTCCAAAAAGTAGTTGATGGGGTCGAAAGAGGCGCTGACTGGAAGGTTTTTAAATGGTCAGCCCATGAAAATCCATTTATGGCCAAGCAGTGGGCTCAAGAAATTGAGGAAATGACCAAGCAGAATCCGCTAGTCGTAGAAGCCAGTTGGTTTAAAACTCACTATTTAAATCAATGGGTTACAGATGATGATTTGCAAATTATCCTACTTCCCGAAGATATGTATTTCGATGACCTGGCTGGCTGGCAACCGGAAAACACTGTTTTAGGCGTTGACTTGGGATATAATGACGATTGTAGTTATTCTATCGTTGGGCACAGGTTTAATGAAGATTTTGCAATTATTATGCAATCATTCAAGGAGTCCCAGCAGGATTTAACAGATGTTGCCAATACAATACGAAATCTTCAGCGAAAATATAGCATAAATAAAATTATTGTAGATGGGGCGAACAAACAAGGTGTGGAAGAAATTAAAAACCGTCATAGAATTCCATTAGAGTCAGCGGAAAAATCAGATAAAGCCACATATTTAAGGCTTCTGAGGGATGATATTGTTACTGGTCATGTAAAGGCGTTAAAACCTGAGTGTGGCGAGCTAATCACGGAATGGAGCTCATTAATATGGAAGGACGAAAATAAGCAGAAAGAGGACGACAGATGTCAAAATCACGCCTCAGATTCCACTCTTTATGCATGGCGAGCTTTAAGGCATTATTTATATGATCCACCAGAGCAACGAACCGATCCCAACTCGGATCAATTTATGAAAGAGTTAGAGCGAAAAGAAGCCGAGCAAATGCGGCAACAAATTGAAGAAGAAAATTTTATGAGACTAATAGCAATGAAAAACCGATTCGATATTCAAAGGAGAATGGCTGCATGACAACTCAACAGAGAATGGAAGCCGTGGCACAGAAAGCATTGGAATTAAATTTATCTGTTTTCCACGTTAAAGATGGGGATTTTGAAATGCAGGGGCAATTTACTGCTATGGCATTTAAAGGAAGATTGAATCCAGACCTATTTGACGAGCCAGTCGATTCTTTCCAGGATTTAACTGAAGAACAAAAAGAAGAGTTTCGTAAAAAAGAAGAAGAAAAATTAATGTTTCACTCGTCTGATATGTAGGAGTAATAATGCAAAGTTCATACAAAAAAGGGAATTTTTGGTGGGAAGCAAGCAAGGAAGAATTGCCGGAAAAGGTGTTTGGCCACGCAAGAATGTTAAGAAACAAACAGGGCGCAACCGTCGAAGGAAATATGCGACACCTTCGCCTATATGGAAACGCCAATATTTTAGGAATGCGAAACGATCCACTAAGCGGGACGGGATCAGTCGAGAAGTTAACCTTAAACGTGATCCAGTCAGCTTGCGACACTGCCCAGGCGAGGATTGCGAAGAATAAGGTTAAGCCAAGATTTCTTACAAGTGGTGGTGATTATCGACTAGAGAGACGAGCTAAAAAATTAGAAAAATATATATCCGGCGTTTATTATAATCAAAAAATTTACGAAAAAGCTCCAAAGGCATTTCTAGAGGGATCTATTTTTGGAACTGGATCAATTAATATTTTCCCCAATACTTATAAAAAGCAAATTGAAGTGGAGAACGTTTTCGCCCAGGAATTAGTCACGGATGAAGATGAGGCTTTTTATGGAAACCCTCAGCAATGGCACAGAACTAAATATGTAAGCCGTGACAAGATGGCGCATTTATACCCTAAGTTTCAAAATGAAATATATAATGCCAAATCTGAAATCGAAGAGGAGCTTCTAGTTGATGCTTATGCAGCCGATTTAATCAAGGTTGTGGAAAGCCATCACCTATCTGGCACCCTTGACGGAAAGGGCGGAAGGCACTGTATGTGCATTTCGGAAAAAGCGCTAATTGATGAGGAATGGAATAAGACTTGGTTCCCATACGAGCATTTTAATTATGCTGACCGAATCGCCGGTTTCTGGGGTCGAGGCATTGCAGAAGTTTTAACTGGTATTCAAATTGAAATAAATAAGCTTTTGCGAACTATTCAACTATCAATGCACCTTGGATCTATTCCAAAGGTTTTTATTGAGGCTGGATCTAAAATTGTAAGCTCTCACATTAATAATGAAATTGGTGGGATTATTAAATATCTTGGGACTAGACCTGAGATGAGCACCTTAATGCAAGTCCCACAAGATTTATTTCTACAGCTCGAAAACTTATATACAAAGGCTTTTGAACAAGTCGGTCTTAATCTATTAAGCGCCACTGGTAGAAAGCCAGCAGAATTAGAATCTGGCAAAGCAATGCGGGAATACACTGATATTGAAAATGAAAGATTTTCTATTGTCTCGCAACGATACGAGCAATTTCATATCAACATGGTGAAGAAGATCATCGATTGCAGTAAGCAGTTGGCTGAAAAAGATCCAGAATTTGGAGTGCAAGCTTTTGATGCTGATGGAGTGGAATTTATCAAATGGAAAGATGTAGACATGGAGTCGGACGCTTATGTGCTACAAGTATACCCATCAAACTTTCTGGCATCCACGCCTTCAGGAAGACTTGCCGATGTTGAGCACCTAATGGATCGTGGACTAGTTGACGAAAAAGACGCTCTCTCATTATTAAATTTTCCAGACCTAGAAAGATATGGAAAATTCAAAAATAGCGGTGAAGAATCTATCTATAAAACTATAGAGCGCATTGTTGATGAAGGCGTTTTGGTTGCCCCTAATCCTTTTATGGATCTCAACAAAGGGCTTGAGATGATGCAAAATGCCCTAACCTATTATGAAAATCGAGACTTGGAACCAGAAAAAGTCGAGCTGTTCACACAATGGATTGAAAGAGCTTTAGTCCTTCAGGCCAGGGCCGTTCAAGATATTCAACCTGGAATAACCCCGGATGAAGTCGCAGCCGCCGAAGCAGATAATCAAGATCAACAAGCAATCGATGAGGAATTGAGAAAAATAACACCGTAATAATAGGAGAAACAAGTTATGAACAATCAAGCGTTTGCCCAACCAGGGCAACAGGCATCCAACAGTCAACAAATGGCCTCAGCTCCAGAAGCAACACCTAGTTTAGAGGACGTGGTAAACAATATCACGAATGAAAACCAGCAAACCGATGGAACTTCTAATCAATCACAAGAAGCGCCAATTGTGCCAAATGCGGAAAGTGAAACCGAAGAAGATCCGACCAAAACAGCTGAAGATGATTTCCATAATAAATTTGAAAAAAATATGGAACTTGAAAAAGAAGTCTGGAAAATCAAAGAATCCCACAAAAGGGAAAAAGCAGACCTTTTAAATCAAATTACTGAACTAAAAAAGATGATCGAGGACAATAGTGGAAAACCAAGCCAGTCCGATGACATTTTATCCGAGCTTTTTGGCGACAAGACAGAAGCCGAAGAAACACCGGAAGTTCAGCCAATTAATCGGGATGATTTAAAAGCTGAAATCCTTAAGGAAATCACTGAAGCCCAGGAAAAGCAAAAAAGTGAGGCAAAAGCGGAATCAGATATCCAAGACAGCATCAATAATATAAAAAGTTTTGTTTCGGAAAATTCGGAGAAATATCCACTAATCTCCGGCACGGAAAACTCTGAAATGGTGTTTAATTTGATTTCAGCTGAATTTGACCAGAATTTAGAGCAATATGGTCAAGACAAAGCACTAGAATTAATCAAGGGATTTGACCATTATAGCGAGCGCGTCGAATCCTACCTTGAAAAGAATTTTAAAACTATGTTAAAATCTGATACATTGAAAAAGAAGTTGCAGGGATTTATCGGAAACCAGTCAGAAACAACCGAGTCCACCCAGTCAAACCCCGGACCCAATAATCTAAGTAACTCTGATTTTACTAAAACCAATCAGGGTCAAAAGCCTGAATCTGAACTCACGGACGAGGAAAGATTCGCACTGGCTTTAAAAACGATGTCTGGTTCTAATTAAGGGGTTTAATAATGGCTATTTCAGCTAGTTATTTCGCGCCAGCGCTTAAGCAGTATTACTCATCTACTAAAGTTGAGAATATGACTTATGTCGATCATCCTTTCTATGCCATGTTGGCAAAAGATGAAAGTTTCTATGGTGAAAACTTACCATTGCCTATCATCTACGCTAACCCGCAGGGACGGAGTGCTGACTTTACGCAGGCGAAAGCAAATAAAAACAACTCAAAGCTTAAGAAATTTCTTTTAGAGCGTTTTGCTGACTATTCTTTGGCATCCGTTGCAAATGAAGTGATTGAAGCTTCTGAGAATGACAAAGGCGCTTTTTTGCGCGCACTTACCACTGAAATTGATGGCTCAATGATTGCTGCTATCAACTCAAAGTCTCGTGACCTTTTTGGTTCCGGTACTGGTAAAATTGGCCGTATCTTAACGGGTACTGCCTTGGCGGGTACTACTATTTCTCTAGACCAAGTTGAAGACGTGGTTAATTTTGAAGTAGGAATGGTACTTAAGTCATCTGCTGCCAATGGCGGCGGTGCAGTCCGAGCAGGTAGTTTAACTATTGTTGGTGTTGATCGAATCAATGGCACTGTAGAAACTTCCGCTGCTCTAAACGTTGGCATTGGCGCAATCGCTGACACTGACTTCCTTTTTGTAGATGGAGACTATGACAGTAAAATGCCTGGTCTTTTGGGATGGCTTCCTTCAACCACTCCTACAGCTGGTGACTCTTTCTTAGGTGTTGACCGATCTGCTGATCCAACTCGTTTGGCCGGTATTCGAATCGACGCTTCTAGTGTTTCAGTTGAGGAAGGATTGATTGATTCCGCCTCTTTAGTTTGTCGCGAAGGTGGAAACCCAGACGTTTGTTTGGTTTCTTATGACAAGTATTCAGAACTTGAAAAGTCACTTGGCTCTAAAGTTCAATACTTCTTCCCTCAAGCGTACAAGCGGGCTGATATTTCCTTCCGAGGAATTCAGTTGAACCACTCTAAGGGTTTTGTAACCGTAATTGCAGACACTCACTGTCCAACGGATCGTGGATTTATGCTTACGATGAAATCTTGGAAACTTTACTCCTTGAAAAAATGTATCCGTATCCTAGACCTTGATGGAAATCGAGTGCTAAGAGATTCTGATGCTGACAGCGTAGAACTCCGCGTGGGTGGATACTCTGTTCCGGGTTGTAATGCTCCAGGGCACAACGCAAATATTCGCTTAGAATAATAATCTGGGGGGCTTCGGTCCCCCTATTTAAGAGGTATTTTATGGCATCACCATATAGCTTCCCGGTCAGGTCACTAGAGCGTGAAACGCATACAGTGAAAATGATCGTTTCCATTGGAGCCGTTGGCGCTCCCACCGTGGATAGGGGAAAAGGTGTGTCTACTGTTGTTCGTAATGGAGCCGGTGATTATACAATTACCATGCTTCAAAAATGGGCGTTAGTTATGGGTCTTAGAGTTACTTTGGTGGATAATACCGCCCGAGACTTTACGTTCCAAGCGGCTAATGATGCCATGGCAGCAAGCAAGACCATCGATCTTCTGGCCCTTACGGGTGGAGTGGCGACAGAATTACCAAGTGGATCTAAACTCTTAGTTGAGATGGATCTCCGCAACGCTTCTGGGCGGTAATTATGTTCGGCATGATGGGATCTGGTAAAAAGAAAAATCACATTGCAATCATGCTTAATAGTGGCGTGGGTGAGAATTATGAACCTTCATCATCTAATGATGGGGAATCTAGCTCTCGCCACATGCCACTTTTACAGCGATTCATGAGCGCCATTCAAAACGGCAACAAAGAAGATGCAATGCGATCCTTGGAAAATCTAGTTAGGTCAATCACTCATGAGCAATCAATGGAGAGGGAAGGCCAAGAGGAGGCCTAGTGCCTAGTCTAGTAACTTTATCTGAAATTCGAGAAGAAGCTGCTGAAAGAGCAGATATGGAAAATTCCAATTTTGTTAATTCAGCTGAGCTTCTTAGATATATCAATCGAAGCTATGCAAAGCTTTATGATTTATTAATTCAAGCTTATCCAGACTATTTCACCAAAACGAAACCTTTTTCTTTTTCTGTGAATACCACCGATAGATTCTATCGACTTCCTGGAGATTTCTATAAGCTGCGTGGCGTTGATTTAGTCTCATCAAATACGAAATCAATTACTCTTAAACCTTTTATGTTTGAAGAGAGAAACAGGTATTCAGAGCCCGTTATTTGGGGTTTCGAGGGCACCGCCTATATACGTTATAGAATCACTGGAAATAAGATTGAATTTGTTCCACAGAACGCTACTACAGCTCAAATTGAATTATGGTATCTGCCCACAGCTCCCAAATTGGAAACTGATACAGATACCATTGACGGGATTAACGGCTGGGAAGAATTTGTTATTTTAGATGCAGCCATTAAAATGGTCACTAAAGAAGAGAGTGATCCAAGCGCCCTAATGGCACAAAAAGCAGAATTTAAGCGTGACCTTGAAATAATCGCCGCTAGTAGAGACCTAGGGCAAACTGAACGTGTTTCAGATGTACGAAGAACTTCAAACTATTCTTATGATGGGTACTTTTATTAATGTTGAAAAAATTTAAATCCCTACAAACTGGCTTTAGAGAAGTGGACATGGTTCAAGGGAATTTAAAGGAAAAGTTTGAGGAAATTGATAATCAGGAAATACTTGACGGAATTTTAATTAAAGATGTTTCAATTTCGACAACAAATATTAGTTTGGGGCATAAATTGGGACGTAAATATATCGGTTTTATGGTTGTTGATAATCAAGATGGACTAATAGTTCAAAATACAAGATCAAGTCAAGACGATCTTTATTTAACAATCAAAACCACGGCTGGAACAGGCAAAGTTAGCCTATGGGTGTTTTAAATGGCATTACAAAAAGTGAACGTCCCGGTAAATTTCACCGAAGGCGTTGACACTAAAACTAATAAATTTCTGGCAGGTAAACATGAAGCGCTTGAAAACGTACATCACGAAGGCGATGGAACAATCAAAAAACGCGGCGGACAACGGCTTCTTGCTGGGGATGTTATTGGTGGTGGTTCTATATCTAATGTCGTTCACGCATTTAATTTAAATAATGAACTTTTAATCAATACAACGTCTGGAACATTTTCCTGGGCTGAACAGATTGATAAATGGAAGAAGGTTGGAAGGGCAAGCCCATGCAGCTTTGATTATGAAACAGCTTCAGCTTCTCTAGATATTCGATCCACTTCCCATGGCGAAAACGCTAATTATAGATATGTTGCTATAAATTACGCTTCAAATGTACTGATTTGCGTTTACGATATTGTCACAAAAACCGCTATTAGTGACATCAGTTTTGGTTCTACTTTTAAGGCTTATGCTGTCACCTGGGGAGCCAGGGCGGGTTTCTTAACAGTCGATAGCGCGACCGGAAACGTAGCCTATAGAGAATATGATTCAGCCACAAATACTTTTACAAGCACCGCCTTAACTGGTGGGGCCGGAGCTCCATATTTAGAATGGGCAACAGATGGAAGCCAATTATTAGTATTATATTCTGATTCAACCGGCGCAAATGTTGAGGTTGATTTTTTAAGCTCCAGTCTTGTACTTTCCAACTCAAGCATTACTGTCACCTGG